ATGCGTTAGGGTCGGGGGCTTGTCTATAACCTCCCTCATTTCCATATTGATTTAATGGAAATAATTTGTTGGCTAAAGAAGGTTCGTCAATAAGTTGGTCAGGACTATCAATAACAGAATAATCTGATTGACTATACTCAAAGTTAATAGGTGGCGTAAACTTACTAGGAGATTTACTATAAGGTTGTAAATTCCTTTTAGTAAGTCTTGTTAAGAAGTTCTCAATATTAATTAAATCTAAAGGACTTGTCGCCATCTATGTTTTATTTATAAATAGATTGATGGTATTTTTTTTTATTATTTCGATGATTTCATTTTTGTTGGGTCAACTTGTTTTGTCATTTTTACAATTTGTTGTATGAAACTTTCACTATTAACTAAATTAGTGAGTGTTTTGTTTAAATATTCAACACTAACACCAGGAGGAGCATCAATTTTAATTGTTATTACACCACCTAAATCAACTTTTTGAGAAGTAACTTTAATGGATTGTTGCATTTTAGTCATTTCAGCAATTTGTCTCACCGAAGCCCCTCTGGAACCAAATACAGACGCTGACTCTATATTGGGTATTTCTCTTACTTGAGTTTTAATAGGGTCAATTTTACCAGTATCAATCACTTTTTTTAAATTTTCAATCATAGACTTGGTAGCCTTTTCAGTTGACGAGGTACCTTTGATTTTACTTATTATATTTGAGAAAACATTAGAAGTTTTTTCAGCGATATCTTCTGGTAGGCCAGTAAACTTTTTTTGTACTGATTTTAACATACTATCAAAATCAAATTGAGAAATTTGCCCTGATTGTTTATCTGTTATTAAAGATGTAAGTGATTGTATTGATTCATTAACAAAACTACCAACCTGTTTATAATCAGGTCCGACATTACTTACTTCTTTCGATACTATTCTTGCAATGTTTTCTAAACCTACAGTATTAGAAACAACCTCTCTTGCTCCTGCTGCACCATATCTAATTTGGTTTAAAAAACTTAATATGTTTGCATTTACTTCTTCCAAAACGCCCAATTGACTTCTTTGAATATCTTCCAACTCTTTTGGACGTTCTTTTTGTTGTTTGATTAACTCATCGAACTCGTCTTGGTTAAGGTCTTGAAGTTCTTTTTTAACGTCGTCTTTTAAGTTAACTTCATACTTTCCTCCTTCACCCATACTTGCAATATTAGCCAAGAGTATCTTGTCATTCTCATTTTCAAATTTAATACTTGGATTTATTGCAGATACTCGAGTATCCAAATCAGCGGCAGCTAACGCACTTTTAGTTAATTGTTCATAAGAAATATGAGTTAAGTCTGCCATTTCTTTCAAAGTTAAAATACCTTGTTGACTTATTTTAAATGAATTTGTTTCTTTACTAAAACTAATAAATTGTTGAGTTGCTTGAATTAAACTGTCTTGTAATGCTCCAGGGTCATTAATCGCATCATTCATTAATTTGAATGGGTCTCCTAAACTACCAACGGCTAAACCTAATCTTTGAAATCCTGCCGCCATTGCAATAGCATCCTCAGGTTTTAACACTCTATCTGCAAATCTAGCAGTTTCAGAAATATCAAATCTTAACATTGATGCTTGAGCGGCCATTTTGGTTAGACCTTGTACACCATCATTAAAACTAAATCGATTCATTAACTCTAAATTTTCAGTAACTTCTTTAGTTACAATTCTAGCGTTTAAACCTAAACTTTGAACATATTCTATTGATTCTTTAACATTTACACCAATTTGAGAAACTTCATATCCTGCTTCAGCAAAATTCTTAGTTAAAGTTTTAGCATCACTTTTTAATATTTCTGATGAAGCAAATAATTTACTAACTTGTTCAGCATTAGCAATTACATTTCTTCGAGAACCCTCAGCAATATCAGCAATTGTTTTGGTAGCATCCATAACTCCTCCTCCTAGCTTGGTTATTGATGCCACGGAAGTTGCAATAGAATAATTCATTTCCTCAATTCGAACTCTTCCTCCAAGGAATTCTCGATTAAGAGCTTGAGCTTCAGTCTTCATATTAGAAATGGCATTAAAAATACTTTCTAACGGACTTCCAATTTCGTTAAATAATTTTTTAATATCTTCTAAACTTTTTTTGTCGTCTTCTACTGCCATAATTAAATTTCTAATTACCTATAAATAGAAGAAGGACTAATTTTTTAGTCCTTCTTATTATTTTCAACCCATTTATCTAATAAATATTTTCTCATAAAAACGGGCATTACCATAAAATCTTGATACGTTATTTTCATTAACGTGTTTAAGTAATAAAACTCATCAAGTTGTCCTTGCCTATAATCCGAAGAAAGGACGAAAAAAGTCAACCCCAAAACCGACGTTAACTGTCAGTTGTTCTCCTGATGGGGCTATTACTACTCTCGACATATCGAGTTTGGGTTCATTATCATCCATAAACTTACGATAAGTTTTAGAATCAAAAATTGGCATTGACTCAACAAACTTAGCAATTTCTGTTTTATCTGTTGTTCCATTTACCTCTACTATTTCCTTATTCATTCTCCAAGTCACTCTTGGTACAACACGTCCTTGAGGATATGTTTCAGCCATCCGTGATAACTCCATAATCTCACCATACGATAATGGTTTAGCTTTAATGGTTGCTTGAGATTTAGGTAAGTTAATTGAAAAAGTTCCATCTTCTGATGGTTGTTGTCCATTAACAATAGAAAGTTGGTCTAATAAAACATTTGCTTGAAATGGTTTTTTAGTGACTGGGTCAGTAAGATTTAACATTATTTCTGGACCGAATGCTGTATTTCTTAAAAAGATAAGAATAGCCTCAACGTCTCCTTCTATTAATTCTTCAACTCTAATGTCGGGTTCATATATCTTTGACCTCAATAAATTAAGAGTCAAATCTTTTGCACCACCCATTAAAATATTTTCATCGGCAGCGGTAAGATATCCCACCTTAATTGATTTCTTTTTATTTTTATAAAAAATACCTTGCGAAGGTAATGGTACCACATCGTGTGGTAATGTAAAATTCTGTTGACCGTAGTCGTTTGATTGTTGATTGTCCATATAAAAAAATAACCGTAAAGTTTAGCTTTACGGTTAAATATACTTAGTATTGTTTTTTAATAAATAGTAATTAGTAAACTAATACACATCTATCCATTCTTAACGACGTAGAGATTGTCGCCAAAGCATCTTGAGCGTATGATAACGAGTTAAAGTTAACGTCAGTTAAGAATGTTCCATAAAGAATCCACTTCTCAACCACAACACCCGTTGGGTCTAACATCTCCAAGTCAATATCTTTTTTATAACCAGCAGCATAACCCATACGACCTGTAACTGATTCAGCGTGTAAACGTACCCACTCCATCAATGCTTGTGACGCTGAAGGACCAATTGGGTCTCTAAACGTGACAGCTAATGGTTGCCAATTGAATCTTCCTGCAACATATGTTGAAGTATTTAGGAAAGGGATTTCTGTAGCAGCAATTTGAATATGTGGTCTCTGAGCAGTTTCTACGAACCATTCATTTATACCCAAACTTGATGGAAACCTTAAGATGAAACGATTCTGACGTTTTGGTTCATAAGGAACCGGCATTTTCATTAATAAATCAGCCATATTATTTTAATTTTTATTATTTTATTTATTCTTATAAATATAAGTTAGTTAAAAATATTTCTATTTACTTTTTTTTATATAGAATTATTCATTATATATAATTTCTAGCACTAATATATATTCTAGTTTATTTATATTCTTTCTTAATTCCTCCTGATGTAGAATAAGTCTTTACTATATTATCTGGTTTTTTCTTAAAATGTTTACTCATTAGTTCAACATTTCTTAAATCGTCATCTGAAAAACCAATAGATATTTTACTAGGGACAAATTTATTGGACACATCATTTTTGAGGAAAGCTCTCTTATTTAAGATACCCGCCATTCCTTTAATATAATCCACAAATCCTTCCATCGCTTTGACTTTCGCAACCTCAGGGTTGGCAGCACCTTCTTCGTCTCCAAAAGAAACGGGGTGGTATTTGTTAAGTTCCAAATACGTTTTAATTAATTCAGTATCAGTCATATCCTCTTCACCAGCAAAACTTCTATATTTTTTTAAGTTCTTAATAAGTGATTCTTTATCAATACCATTAAAACCGTTAATAATATAATTATAAATTCCCTCTTTAATTGTATTTGGGTTATGACCTCTTGCGGTTATAATCGCAAATATTGAACCATTATTAATTGCTTCTCTAAAGTCATCAAATGCCGGTCCTACTTTTGCTCTCATCGCATCAACCAAAAACTCTTTGTCTCCTTCAGTTGTGAAGTTACGAAACGGATTTTCCGCAAAACCAACAATTGTATCACCATTATATGTAAATGGTTCTTTACCAATTTGACCTCTAAACTCTGCAAAATCGTCTGTACTCATACCAACCTCATCACCTTCTTCCGACTTCAAAATAATCTTTGTCGGCATATGAACAATATTATCGTCCCAATCAAACGCATAATATTTCATATCTGGTGAACCTTCGGGTTTAAATCCTTCTTTAATTATTTTTTTCATATTTGGCTAAAAAAGTGGGGACGAATCCCCACTTATGTTTTTTATTAAATATTCTCAAACGAAGCTCCTGTTGGAGTAATAAAGAACTCAATATCGATGAATTCTAATGCCTTCGTAGGTTTAAGATA